TTGGTCCGCAAGGACCTTCGGTTTGTCGTGGAGCGAAACGGTTCGAGTTCCTTGTCTGATCAACGGCGACGATATCCTTTTCCAGTCGGAGAAGGCTCTGTCGCAACATTGGATGGGGGTTGTCGGCGGGCTTGGTCTTGAGGTCGAGCGTACAAAGACTAGTGTCGATGACGTGTACGGTTCTTTGAACAGTACGTTGTTGCGTCGTGTCGGTGGCCACCTTCGGGTTGTGCCGACTCTTCGCTTCGGTCGTCTTCGTCAGTCGGAGTACGTGACGTCTCTTGGTCGTGAGTTCGCACAGTTTCTTGCGGGCGTTTCCAGTAATACACGCTTTCGAGCGGGTATGGTCTGGTTCCGGAGGAAGATTGGTTCTTTGAGGTCAACTAGATTGACTCTACATGAACTAGGCTTCCGAGGGACGCTAGCGTTGAGACTGGGCAAGCTCTTTAAGCTCGCTCTTTTTTCGAACGAGGAGGTTACTGTGCCACCAGCTCCTATTGGTCACAACGTATCGTTATCTTCTGATGACTTTACGTGGGTGCCCGAAGCTGAGACAACAGAGGAATTGCGACAACTCTCCGCTTTCGAATGTGCTTCTTGGAAGTACAGTCTTAAGTGGATTGAGAGCAAGGACCGGGATACACTTCGGTATTTCCTGGCCTTGTCCTCTGTTCGTCGCGACGAACCTGTTTGTGGCCGCGTTCAGGCCGTGTCTTTTGCCGCTTCACAGTGGCAGGGGAGATGGTTGACAAATGAGAAGAAACGGTGGGACGCGCGCGTCAGGCGTGCGTTTTTAGAAGAAAGGAAGGTGGGTGTGCGGTCGGTCGCTGTGCCCGTGCGTGTCTTGGATTTCCATGATACGCTCGCGGCATCTTACGACACTCCCCCGCCGTACGAGTCGGCTAGTCTGAGTGCTAGGCGCGATTCTGCCGTCGGGCCCGCTACGGACGATAAGAAGTAGTGGGTGCTAGACCCGAAGAATGAGAGTGGTTGCACAGCCAAGAGGCTTGTGAGGAAAGCCTGGGCCCCCTACCTTCTGTGGTAGGATAAGCCGCGTACTCCCGCACTAAGCGATTTGCTATGACAATGGCAATGAAAAGACCTTGCGATTCAGGTCATCGTTGGGGGGCGTGGGCCCGACGTTAGTACTCCACGGCTGTAGGGGCGGGGCATGACTCCGCGGCCAGGAAATCAATCCCTGGTAGCTACTCTCACCTTCGGAGAGCAGGATG